ATGACTGACTACAAAACCATCGCAGAATCCAAAAACTATATTGTTCTGGATAAATACACCCCGGATGACCAGGTCAACGAAAGCTACCAAAGCGAAAACGATCTTGAGCGGGAGCTGATCTCCGACCTGCAAAACCAGGGCTATGAATATGTAGCCGATTTAAATACCCCGGATAAGATGCTCAGTAATGTCCGTAAGCAGCTACAAACCCTGAACGATGTGGTGTTTTCAGACGGGGAATGGCAACGCTTTGTTGAGACCTATCTGGATAAACCCGGCGACAACATTATTGATAAAACCCGTAAGATTCACGATGACCATATCTTCGATTTTGTCTTTGATGACGGGCATATCCAGAACATCCATCTGCTGGATAAACACAATATCCACCGCAACATCTGTCAGGTTATCCGACAGTTTGAACAGACCGGCACCCATAAAAACCGCTACGATGTGACGATTCTGGTGAACGGTTTGCCCCTGGTGCAGATTGAGCTGAAAAAACGGGGCGTGGCCATTCGTGAAGCCTTTAACCAGGTGCATCGCTACAGCAAAGAGAGCTTTAACAGCGAAAACTCGTTGTATAAATATTTGCAGCTGTTTGTGATCTCTAACGGTACCGATACCCGCTATTTTGCCAATACCACCCAGCGCAATAAAAACAGCTTCGACTTCACCATGAACTGGGCGAAGGCGGATAACAGCCTGATCAAAGATTTACAGGACTTTACCGCCACCTTTTTCCAGAAAAGCACCCTGCTTAATGTGTTGCTGCATTACTCGGTGTTTGACGTCAGCGATACCTTACTGGTCATGCGCCCTTACCAGATTGCCGCCACCGAACGTATTTTATGGAAGATAAAAAGTTCCTATGAGGCTAAACACTGGAGCAAACCGGAGAGTGGCGGTTTTATCTGGCATACCACTGGCTCCGGTAAAACCTTAACCAGTTTCAAAGCGGCACGTTTGGCTACTGAGCTGGATTTTATCGACAAGGTATTTTTTGTGGTCGACCGAAAAGATCTCGATTACCAGACCATGAAGGAATACCAACGTTTTTCACCAGACAGTGTGAATGGTTCTGACAGTACCGCTGGCCTGAAGAAAAATCTGGATAAAGACGACAACAAGATCATCGTCACTACCATCCAGAAGCTCAACAATCTGATGAAAAGCGAGGGCGACCTTGCCATTTACAACCGTCAGGTGGTGTTTATTTTCGATGAGTGTCACCGTAGCCAGTTTGGTGAAGCCCAGAAAAACCTGAAGAAGAAGTTCAAACGGTTCTATCAGTTCGGTTTTACGGGTACGCCCATTTTCCCGCAGAACGCTTTAGGTGCGGAAACTACCGCCAGCGTGTTTGGCCGTGAGCTGCATTCCTATGTGATTACTGATGCCATCCGTGATGAGAAGGTGCTCAAATTCAAAGTGGACTACAACGATGTTCGCCCGAAATTTAAGGCCATCGAAAGTGAGCAGGACGAGAAGAAGCTCAACGCCGCAGAAAACGAGCAAGCCCTGCTGCATCCGGAGCGTATTCGTGAAGTTTCCCAATACATTCTGAATAACTTCCGTCAGAAAACCCATCGTCTGCAAGCCAGTGCCAATGGCTTTAATGCCATGTTCGCGGTGAGCAGTGTGGATGCCGCCAAGCTCTATTATGAGTCGCTGAACCAGTTGCAGGCTGATAGCGAAAAGCCCCTGAAAATCGCCACCATATTCTCTTTTGCGGCCAATGAGGAGCAGGATGCGGTCGGGGATATTCTGGATGAGAGCTTTGATGTCTCGGCTATGAATAGCAGTGCTAAAGAGTTTTTAAGTTCAGCCATTGCCGACTATAACGCATTCTTTAAAAGCAATTACAGTGTGGATAGCAAAGGGTTCCAGAGTTACTACCGTGATCTGGCCAAGCGGGTTAAAGCCAAAGACATTGATTTGTTGATTGTGGTGGGGATGTTCCTTACCGGCTTTGATGCGCCTACCCTGAATCCCTGTTCGTGGATAAAAACCTGCGTTTCCACGGGTTAATGCAGGCCTATTCCCGCACCAACCGCATTTATGACGCCACCAAGACCTTTGGCAATATTGTCACCTTCCGGGATCTGGAACAGGCGACGGTAGACGCCATCACCCTGTTTGGTGATAAAAACACCAAAAACGTGGTGCTGGAAAAAAGCTACAAGGAGTACATGGAAGGCTTTACTGATCTGGTCACCGGCGAAGCCAGACGGGGCTTTATGGATGTGGTGCAGGAATTGGAGCAACGCTTTCCTGATCCTGCCGCCATTGAAAAAGAGTCTGATAAAAAAGCCTTTGCCAAACTCTTTGGTGAATATTTGCGCGTCGAAAACGTGCTGCAAAACTACGATGAATTTGCCAGCCTGAAAGCGTTGCAAGACTTGGATATGAGCGACCCGGCAGCTGTTGAAGCGTTTAAGGCCGAGCATTATCTGGATGATGAACAACTGGCACAGATGCAGACCATTCGCCTGCCCGCCGAACGCAAGATTCAGGATTACCGCTCTACTTATAACGATATTCGTGATTGGCAGCGTCGGCAGAAATCGTCGGATGACAAGGTTAAATCCACCATTGATTGGGATGATGTGGTCTTTGAGGTGGACCTGCTGAAATCCCAGGAGATCAATCTGGATTACATCCTGGAGCTGATCTTTGAGCACAACAAGAAAACCAAAAGCAAGGCTGATCTGGTGGATGAAGTGCGCCGTGTTATTCGTGCCAGCCTTGGCAACCGTGCCAAAGAAGGCCTGGTGGTGGATTTTATCAATCAGACTGATCTTGATGAGATTGGTGATAAAGCCAGTGTGATTGATGCTTTTTTCACGTATGCCCAGAAGGAACAACAGCGTGAGGCTGATGAGCTCATTGAAACGGAAAGCCTGAACAGTGATGCCGCCAAACGGTATATTGCTACCTCACTGAAACGGGAGTTTGCCAGCGAAAATGGTACTGAGCTTAATGCCATTTTGCCGAAAATGAGTCCGTTGAATCCGCAGTATCTGACCAAGAAGCAGAGTGTGTTTCAGAAAATTGCGGCGTTTATTGAGAAGTTTAAAGGGGTGGGTGGACAGGTATAGATTTGGTTTAAGCAATTACAATACCGGCAAATCGGGTCTGCTCTTTTTGAACAGGTTCGGCTTCCACCACAATGAATCGCGAACATCTGAAATCCCTGGAGATTGACCAGTGGACAACTGCACTGTGCCCACAAAACAACAAAGGAGCTGAGGATTTGACGCAGCGCATCCATATAGATGAGATAGTTGAAGAGTCGATCCAGGGATACAGCGGAGGTGTCTTCCGCTGTATTGGGGATAATGGAGAGAGCTACTTTCTGAAAGGTCTCGGGGTGGGCAGACCGGATCTGGCAAAAGAGTGGATTTGCGCCAATCTGGCCAAGGCGTTTGGGCTGCCTATTGCGGACTTTGCCTTGGCAGAGGTCTGTATCACCCTGTATGAGGCTTTTCCCGGGGACTGGCAACGGAAGATTGGCCACGGCACCTGTTTTGCTTCCCGTGAAGTCAAACAGACACAATGGCTGGAACCTGCCACCATGGCGGTATCCGTGCCGGAACAACTACAGAATGATGTTCTGATATTTGATCGCTGGATAAGGAATGAGGACCGAACCAAAGGCAACCCCAATTTACTGTGGGTTCCGCATCTGGATGAACTAGTGGTTATAGATCATAATCTTGCTTTTGATCCTGATTTCACAACAGAATCTTTTTTCCAACATCACATCTTCGCTTCGGCACGTAAGCGCATTTGCACCGATCTGGCCACTATTGCCGAATATAAGGAAAGGATGGAAGCAGCACTGTCTGACTTCCATGTGTGGGCTGAAACGGCCAAGAATGAATGGCCCTGGCGGGATCTTGAGGAAACCAGGGAGTTCGAGCTAGACTCTGACTCCCTGTTTGCCATACTAAACCAATATACCACCGATCAATTCTGGAGCATGACATGACTAAATACGCTTGCCGTTATGCCATTGTGCAGTTCATGCCCTACCCGGAAACTGGCGAGTTTGCCAATGTCGGGGTGATTGCGGTAGTGCCTGCACAAAATCGCCTGTTGTTTCAGCTGGAACTGTCTCGGTACAGTCGATTGACCAAGTTCTTCAAGCATCTTAACCACCGGGTTTATACCCAGGCCATCAAACACCTGAATGAAGAGCTGCTGTATCTTGAAAAAGCCGTCAGCAATGGGCAGGTTACGGCTCTACAAGCCTTTGAGCTTATTGTTCGCCCTCTTGAAGCTATTCTCCGGTTCAGCAAGGAACGGATAAAAATGACTCAAAAGCCTTTGGCAATAGCCAATGAGCTGTTTGGTCGTTTTGTACTTCATGACTTTGCTCAGAAAAAGAATTATGAACATGAACTACAAAGTCGGGTGGGTCTGCTGGTTCGCAGCCTGAATCTTCGGCATCAATTCAAGAAAGAGAAGATAGGCACTTTGTTCCCGGTTAATATGCCACTGGTACAAAAGACTGAAGATCAACGGCTAAGGGCGATTCAGCCTTTACATTTTGACCGTGATGAGCCGGAAAAAATTATTGAGCACGGTAATCTGTGGATCGGTAAACTGAGCATCCTGCAGGAACTCAACGAACTTCCGGACGATATTCTGATTCCGGTAGAAAAACCTGCTCATAAAGGTGATGCCCAGAAGGCCTGGATAATCGTTAAAAACCGGCTGAAAGATTTCGGTGATATTGCTGATGCCAGTAATGAAACGGTTATTAAGAAATTTGCCAAGAGCTGAATCGCTTAGCATATCTCCTCTTTAGACCTCCACTTCGTACTGCGCCAGATTCGGCGCAGCTCCCTTTACCTCCCCGTTCTGAATAAACACCTTCTCGCCAACGCTCACAGACTCTCCTTTGACCGTAATAACCGAACCATCCCGTAGCATTGCCTGACTGGTGCCATTGCCGTTATTGGCGGTAATGGTAGCCACGATCCGCCCCCCTTCTGGAATGAGCGCCTTGAACTGTTGCCAGATGTTAGTGGTTGCCATTAGTAGTGCCTCTCTAATTCAATGCTTTGAATAACTGTCCCCACACCGCTTGCACTGATACTGGTCGCCAAACAAAGGGCTTGCCAGTCTCCCGTTATATCCTGAACCTCGACCAGCATCCCCGGCTCAATTAGTCCGGGAGCGGTATTGGTGTCGGTCAATGGTAGTTCAATGGTAGTAATGCTCTGGTTGCCACCCTTGGCCAGCTCATTCCGGCCTCGCTCGGTATTGACCTGCGTTTCCGTGAGCCAGTCTTCCAGAATATCGGGAGCCGGGTTATCGCCATTGGAGCCGGTTCGTTTGACGTTGACCGCCACGCCTGCATTCGTCCCGGATACATAGACTGCATTGTAAGCCTGTTCCGGTCGCCAGTTGGCGCTTAAACTGATGACCATACTGGCAGGCACAATCTTGTCCATCATGGCTGTGTTCCAGTGCCAAGGGCTGGCAGGGTATCGGGGTTGAATGCTCACCTGGTCATTATTTCGGCTTGGGATGACTACCGATCCTGCCGTTGTGGCTATCTTGGCTACCACCTGCATGGCGGTCTGGTTCTGATAGCTGAATGAGCCTCCGGGCATAATCCAATCCGGTGTGCTGTAGTCGTTCAGGTCAGGATAGATCGCCGTAGGCCAGTTCTTCGATGATAGCCTGTTTGGCATTGAGGTTGGTGCTGTTGCTCTTGCTTCGTTGTGGCGCATAAGGCGCTGCGAGTAGTTGGGTGCGGCTGCTGCCATAGAGGGTGTAACGTTCAGCCCCGAAGCGTCTATCCGTATTGTTGTAACGCTCGATAATGAAGATCCACTTCCAGCCATTGATATCCACCTCAATTTGCTTTGGACCGTTCTCGTCCGGTTCCACCAGTGCGATATTGGAAGTGCCCCACAACTGCCCGGTAAAGCTCCATGAGAAGCTATCAATATCCAAGCTAATCTCCATTGAGGGCAGTTCCAGCGGTGTCCGGGCAGGCAATACCACGGCGGTGATGATGTTCATAAGCAGATAACTCTCCCTGATCTCTGGCTGTTCCGGCTCCGGCTTTTCCACAACGACCGGATCTGTCTCGCCGCCATAGTTGCCGGTAACGCTCTCATCCTTGGCTTTCTGGCCAAAGCCCCACGGTATAATAACCGGCTGATCCTCGGCTCTGTTTTTCTGGAAGGCAAAGCGCCGCTTGCTATCCCTTGGCTGAATAACCTTGGCATCAACTGATCGCCCCATTCGGAAATAAACAGCAGGGGTGGTTTCGGGCGAATAGGGAATGCCAGCAAAACGGAAGTTAAGGAGGCTTGGTATCAGGTAGCCAAGCTTCTCTACCTGATAAGCAGGACTGAACTCATCCACTCGCCGGAAGCTGCTGATCTGGTTGCTGTCTCTTACAACAGGTCGGTTCCAGAGAATACGATCTTTCTCATCCTTTGCCTGAATGGACTGATCCCATCGCTGCGACTTATGACCATCTATGTTAACAGCCTGCTGCCAACGCCCGTCTGCTGTCGCCTCTTTTTTCAGGCTGTCGCTATGACTAAAACTGACCTGAGCTTCCTTTTTAGCTACTGCACCCCAAAATAGCCCAAAAGGTGAGGCTTCCAGAGGCTTTGCCTGCTGACTACTTTGCCGTCGGGAAGAGCTGACAGGCCGACTGGTGGAATAAACCGCCTCTCTTTGCTGCTGTCGGCCAACGGCTATTTTCCAGTTACCCTGATAAAACCGGATAACGGAAGGTGGCGGAACAAAGGCATATCTGGCTGTCGGATAAAAGCCAAAGTCAGCACCCGGCTTATATGCATCAAGACCGAAAGCAAAATCAACCGGAGCTGTAATTACATAAGCCATAAATTATTGATTTGGGATAATAGTAGGATTAACTGGCCCATGGGCTAGTGGTCGACTGAATGGCTTTGCCTTGAACTTTGCAGTGCCTACACTTTGGACGTTATCGGTATCAATCCACCACACCAGTTGAGTGCTATTGCTCACTCCAGCAACAGTGCAATAGTAAACGTATCCTTGGAAATTTAGCGGCCTGATAACATCGTTGACCTGATAATCGGTATCAGGTTGCCATTCGCTACCAAAGTCATCCTCAGCAACGACAAGCACTGCTCCCTCATAAGGGGATGTATCAATACTGTAATTACCGCTATCAGGATCACTGATTGCTGATCCCAATACGGCTTGACTGGTATCATTTGATCCCCCGATGGGCAGAGCTTCTTGGCTGACAGCAAACACCCGACGACTGACGGGTAGATCATTCTCTTTGATATTCCCGCTAACAGTTGTTGTATTACCACTCCCCGGAATCTGGATGCCTCCACCACCACCGGCATCAGGCACATCTATCCCGGCAGTACTTGCCTGATGCAAATTGTTGATTTCATCATCCGTTAACGCTCTGCTCCAAACAGCAACACAACCTAATGCAATATCATTGCCCGGTGTCGAATAACCATATTCAGATGTGAGACCTTTTTGTGAAAAAAGCTTAAAAGTCCGGTCTGGGTTAGTTATATAATCGCCAACACTGATAGTTTTGATTAATACATTATTTAAAAATACTTCAAAATAATTTTGAAACCGGGGTCGGGTCTTGATTCTTTGCTTTGAAACCGGGGTCGTGAAACCGGGGTCGGGTCTTGATTCTTGATCTCATCTGATCGTCTTACGTGAAACCGGGGTCGTACGTGAAACCGGGGTCTGAAACCGGGGTCGGGTCTTGATTCTTGATCTCATCTGATCGTCTTACACTTCCACTTCATACTGCGCCAGATTCGGCGCAGCTCCCATCATGGCATCATAAGCTCACCCATCAAGATTTTATCTAATCTTCCGCTACCAATAAAAACCAAGGCTCACAAAGGATGAGCAAATTTTGAAAAGCCTGATGCGCCTGATTAAGTCTGCTTTGGAATATCGCCCCATTACAGATCTGGATGAGAGTAAAACCAGTATGCAGCCTGTCCCCAAAGACCTACGGGGTATTTATGCCCTCTATCGTAAGCAGGGGAAGCACTACAATGTAGTTTATGTAGGCATGTCCAGCGAAGGGAAGCTTCGCAAGCGCTTGTTCAGCCACAAGCGGAACCGAGATGGCGAGTGGACGCACTTCTCATACTTTGAGGTGTGGGACAATATCTCCGATCAGGAGATAAAAGAACTGGAAGGACTTTTCCGGCAGATTTACCGGTTTGATGAGAGGGCAAACCGCCTGAATGTTCAGCAGACATTTAAGCCGCTGAACCGCATTCTGCGAAGTACTGAAAACGTGTTCGGTTTGACCAGGATCAAAAAAAGCTAACCGACAGTAGCCGCCTCCCCCTTGATTTCGATGTACTTACCCCTACCTTATACTTACAACGCTAACCTTTGGCGTCATTCATGCCCGGCAGCGCAGACAGTGACCGTCAATCGACTTTAAGGAAGAGTAAGTGATCAATCAAAAAAATTTTGCGGTTCTGATTGATGGAGAAAATTGCAGCCCTAAACAGTTTTCCGGGATTTTAAAGGAAGTACAAAGGCTGGGAAGTATTGCAGTGAAGAGAGTCTATGCAGACTGGACGAACCCTGCACGATCTTCATGGAAGGAGATTTTACACCTTAACGGGGCAAGACCTATTCAACAGTTTGACTATGGTAAGGATGCTGCAGACCATGCGTTGATCATGGATGCGGTGGAAATTCTAACCAAAACACCTGAAATTAACGCCGTCTGTATTGCTTCGTCTGACAATGGCTTTCAGTTTCTGGCTCAGCGAATCAGAGAAATGGGCAAGTATGTTCTGGGTGTTGGGCGCAGAGAGCCACCCGCTAAAAACTTAATTGCTGCATGCCACAGCTATGTTTATTACGATAATCTTCCAGACGCAAATAATGAGAATGATTTTGAAAACACAAAGTCTGATATGCCGCTGGAAGAACTTCTCGTCAAGGCATACAACAGCTTCTCATCCAACGATGAACAAATTTACCTTGGTGATTTAGGTAAATCATTAAAAGACTTTGACCCTGCCTTTGATCCCAGGAGTTATGGCTTTGCCAGTTTAAAGAAACTGGTTAAGAATCATCCTGAGATTATATCCATTACTGAAGAAACCAGTGACAGGTGCTTTATCACGCTTGCTCAAAAGGCAGAGATAGTCACTGAAAATACATTAAATGGAACCATGAAAAGGTGGTGTGGAAACTTCGGTTTTATTGAAGGGGATGATGGGCATGATTATTATTTCTGCAAAACCAATGTAACTAAGGAGCAAAGAGACGACCGCTTCAAAGTAGGGCAAAGATTTACCTTTACGGTCAGCAAGAAGCCCGATCCAGAGGCAGAAGATAATGCTACAAGAAATGGAAAAGTCGCCCTGGTTATGGCTGTTTCTTGATTAGAATTGTCTTGTCTTAAACTTCCACATCGTACTGCGCCAGATTCGGCGCAGCTCCCTTTACCTCCCCGTTCTCAATAAACACCTTCTCTCCAACGATCACAGACTCCCCCTTAACCGTAATAACCGAACCATCCCGAAGCTTTGCCTGACTGGTGCCATTGGCGTTATTGGCGGTAATGGTGGCGACGACTCGCGAACCGCGCGAACCGGGGTCGCGCGAACCGGGGTCGGGTCTTGATTCTTGATCTGATCGTCTTACACTTCCGCTTCGTACTGCGCCAAATTTGGCCCAGTTCCTTTTACCTCCCCGTTCTGAATAAACACCTTCTCTCCAACGCTCACAGACTCCCCCTTAACAGTAATGACCGAAGCACCCCGAAGCTTGGCCTGACTTGTACCATTGTTATTATTTGCGGTAATGGTAGCAATAACTCTCACTCCTTCAGGTATTAATGCCTTGAATTGCTGCCAGATATTCGTGGTAGCCATTTCTCAACCTCCATAGTGACGTTCCAAGTCAACCGATTGAATAACGGTTCCCAAGCCACTGGCACTGATACTGTTCGCCAGACAAAGGGCTTTCCAGTCTCCGGTTATATCCTGAACCTCGACAAGCATTCCCGGCTCAATTAACCCGGGTACTGTGTTGGTGTCGGTCAATGGCAGCTCGATGGTGGTAATGCTCTGGTTGCCACCCTTGGCCAGCTCATTCCGGCCTCGCTCGGTATTGACCTGGGTTTCGGTGAGCCAGTCTTCCAGAATATCGGGAGCCGGGTTGTCCCCATTGGTTCCCGTTCTTTTGACATTGACCGCAACGCCAGCATTGGTCCCGGAAACATAGAACGCATTGTAAGCCTGCTCTGGTCGCCAGTTGGCGCTCAAGCTAATGACCATACTGACCGGAACGATCTTATCCATTGTGGCCGTGTTCCAGTGCCACGGGCTGGCCGGGTATCGGGGTTGAATGCTCACCTGGTCATTATCACGGCCTGGGATAATCACTGATCCGGCAGTAGTAGCGACCTTGGCCACTACCTGCATGGCGGTCTGGTTCTGATAGCTGAATGAGCCTCCGGACATAATCCAATCCGGTGTGCTGTAGTCGTTCAGGTCAGGATAGATCGCTGTAAAGCCGCTCTCTTCAAAGAAAGGGGCCAGCTCTTCGATGATAGCCTGTTTGGCATTGAGGTTGGTGCTGTTGCTCTTGCTTCGTTTTGGCGCATAAGGGGCTGCGAGTAGTTGGGTGCGGCTGCTGCCATAGAGGGTGTAACGCTCATCCCCGAAACGCCGGTCAGTGCTGTAACGCTCGATAATAAAGATCCATTTCCAGCCATTGATATCCACCTCGATCTGCTTCGGACCGTTCTCGTCCGGTTCCACCAGGGCGATATTGGAAGCACCCCACAGCTGCCCGGTAAAGCTCCATGAGAAGCTATCAATATCCAGGCTAATTTCCATCGAGGGCAATTCCAGCGGTGTCCGGGCAGGCAAAACGACAGTGGTAATAATATTCATTAGCTGATAACTCTCCCTGATCTCTGGCTGTTCCGGCTCCGGCTTTTCAATGACCTCCGGGTCTGTCTCACCGCCATAGTTGCCGGTTACCGTTTCATCCCTGGCTTTCTGGCCGAAGCCCCATGGCAGGACAACCGGCTGATCCTCGGCTCGGTTGCTCTGAAAGGCAAAGCGCCGCTTGCTATCCCTTGGCTGAATAACCTTGGCATCAGCTAATCGACCCATTCGGAAATAAACAACAGGCGCGGTTTCGGGCGAATAGGGAATGCCAGCAAAGCGGAAGTTAAGGAGGCTCGGTATCAGGTAGCCAAGCTTCTCTATCTGATGAGCAGGACTGAACTCATCCACTCGACGGAAACTGCTGATCTGGTTGCTGTCTCTTACAAAAGGTCGGTTCCAGAGAATACGATCTTTCTCATCCTTTGCCTGAATGGTCTGATCCCATCGCTGCGACTTATGACCGTCTATGTTAACAGCACGCTGCCAACACTCGCCAGCTGTCGCCTCTTTTTTCAGGCTGTCGCTATGACTAAAACTGACCTGAGCTTCCTTTTTAGCCACTGCCCCCCAAAATGACCCAAAGGAAACCGGGGTCAGGAAACCGGGGTCGGGTCTTGATTCTTGATAGCTGAGAACAATGGCACTGTCTGGATCGGGTAGAGCATCGAGCGTGATTGCTGCGGAGCCGGTTGCAAATAGGATGGTGCCAGTTCCAGAACCAATCATCTGACCATTGCCGGAATCCCGGATATCCTGCCATTTGCCGAGGGCAATATAGCTGACCACCAGCGTCCCCGGCCTTGGCTTGGCCTCGGCCATGTTCAGGGTGTAGTTGAAGCCCCGGTTCTGGTTAGTGATGGGGATAGCACCACTGATCGCTGAGCCCGTAATTCCCACCGCTGGCTGATAAGTCGCATTACCGGAGGCCGAAATAACCCCGCTTACTCGCCAGACGTTTACTTCCCCAAGGTCATAATCCACGGTCAGCTTGCTGTAATTATTGGTGCCGCTTTTATGGATTAGATTGCCTGTACCGTTATCTTCAAAGGTGCCGCCATCCACCGATAGGGTAAGGGTTCCCGGCAAAACACCCCGCTGCAGAGATAGGTGCGGCTCTGGGTGCCAGTGATATGAACAAAGCGACAGCTGACTGATCGGTTACTGGCCGAAGTCGCCACCATGGTCTTGCCGGTATAGCCGCCATATTGATCCAGTAATGGGCTTTCGACCTTGGCACTCGGCACCAGAGGCGCATAAACGCTCTCAGCCTTTACCGTCAGGTCGCCTGCGGTAATGTTGGCGCTCATAGACTGGATGCCATAGTAACGGCTGGTATCGGCTATCTGCGTTTCTTGGATAAAGGTGGTTTCTTCTTACGGCTCCCCCGGCACTGGTGGCGCTCCGACAAAGGTCGTTACCAAGGGAGCACTGATCTCCATTTCCACCTTGCGCCGGGTAAAATCCACATACTCCCGCCCATTGTTATAAGTAGTTAACCAAATGAAATCATATTTTCTGACTAAGTGGACAGTCACTCTGCGGCGTTACAACTCCGGTCACATAGCTACGGCTATGCTCCCTGCGTTGTGCCTTGCATAGTAACTGCCCACTTAGCCAGAAATATACGATTCCATTTGGCCAACTACTTAGGTGAAGGTTTCAATGGAATGGCTGACCGAAGTAATCCGGATAAACTGGCTAATTAATTCATTCGGTGTAACCAGCTTATAGACCTCGCCAATTTCTGGAACCGCCCATTCCTCCCGCTGATAGCCGACAACGGCTCGCTGTCCTTCCAGCTGATCGCCCACAAGCTCCCATGATGCCTTAATGCCGGGAACCACATAGCTCTCAATCCGGTCTCTGGCATCAAGGCGCTCATCGGTTTGACTGTCGGTGTTGAATAACAAGACAGAAACATTCTGATAGCCATAACAATTCCTTATGCTTGGTTGACATAAATAAATGGTGAATGCTTGGCGAAAGGGAGGAACTTTTATAAGAAAGCGTGGTCTTAATCTGTAATTCGATAGTTCAATAATTCAATGGATCAAATCAATCGACTTCCTTCATTCGATGCTTGTTTTTCTTATCTTTGTTCCACTGCATCAGGTTTAGTAGATCAAGAACAGCAATTTGGTACCACCGAACAGCACCCTGTTTATCAAGGCATACCAGTTCAAGTGCTGAACCCCATTTCTATCTACAATAGCGGACCAGATACATATCAAAATGAAGCTGATCATTCTAACTCATTGATTAAATATCACATTGAATCTCTAACAAACTTCGATTCAGAAAACGCTTCTGAAACAGGTATTCAAGAGATACCACAATCCATTCTTGATCAATATGTTCCTTACCAGCCTGATTATGAACCCGTTAATGATGCATTATTACTAACACCAGGTACTCCCTTTCAGCAGCTAATACCGTGGGACGGGCTTGAAATTAGAGAGCAAACAACAGCGACTCATACAAGCTCAGGTTTACAGTTAACTATTCTTCCTGCTGGAATTCATAGTTCACAAGATTTACGGCCAGTTGCTGTCGTTAATCCGTTATGCATGCATCAAGCTACAAGTGATAACCAAACAACCCAGGAAAAAGTTAATGTTGATAGCAGTTCTTCACTTGCCGAGCGCCAAAGGGAGCGCAAAAGGGAGTGCAAAAGGGAGCGCTACCAGACAGATCCCGCTTACGCCGAGCGCGAAAGGAAGCGCCAAAGGGAGCACCACAGAGAGCGTCGCAAAGATCCCGCTTACGCCGAGCGCGAAAGGGAGCGCCAAAGGGTGCGCTACCAGACAGATCCCGCTTACGCCGAGCGCGAAAGGAAGCGCAAAAGGGAGTGCCAAAGGGTGCGCCAAAGGGTGCTTCGCAAAGATCCCGCTTATGCCGAGCGCGAAAGGGAGCGCAGAAGGGAGCGCAGAAGGGAGCTTCGCAAAGATCCCGCTCACGCCGAGCGCGAAAGAGAGCGCAAAAAACAGTATCGTCAGTCAGTCAATTCAGCTAAAAACTCCGGTGATTTACCACTGACTTCTAATTTAACTGAAACGACCCAGAGTTCCAGTAAAAATTCAGAAGGTACTGTCCCCGCTTTTCAGTCGTCAAGCTGAAGGAATATTTACAGTCCCGATCGCCCCCTCCCAGCCTTAGTGAACGGTCAGCAATCGAAGGGTAAGAAGGTATTGGTCGCTATCGTCCGGGTAGGCAAACGGCATAAGCTGTTGTGCCTCAATCGGAGCCCCATTGGAACGATCAAATGTTCATGACGATGGTTTGTCACCTTCTGTCATGAAAGCTTTAGCCACAGAGTCACGGAGACACAGAGGAAAAGCGTTTTTCTGTTCTCCGTGTCTCTGTGCCTCCGTGGCAATTTTCTTTCACGGCAAAGATAACGGAAAACTGCCGGTTATCCGGGAGCGTTAGAGTCATCGTTTTATTGGCCGCTTTGGAGAGAGCAAAGAGGCTCTTGACCGTCAGCCGGGAAACCCAACCGGCCTCGCCATTGCCAGAAAGAACAATAGAACGGCCATGAACTAACTGGCCTTCCTGTACCAATAAAGCCCCGGTCAGGCTGCGCTCTGTGCTTTGCTCCACAGGGTTCTGGATAGCGGTACTATCCCCTTTCTCTTTGGCTTCTTCCAATTCCGCTTTTAATTCACGTTTCTGGGCTTCATAGTTCCATCGCTCCACTTCGTCCTGCTTGCCCTTTAACTGATCCAGTTCATTCTGTAGACCTTCCAGGGTATTACGGGAACTCTCGCCAAGATTGGCCATATTCTGCTGTGCCGAGACAATGGCATTATTCAGCTTTGCCAAATCTTGCTCATTTAGCAGATCCATTGATTCAGCGGCTTTCTCGGCTTGCCGTACAAAAGTTCTGGAAGTCAGGTTGCCCTGTTCATAGCTTTCAAAAAGTTCTTCCAGTGCAATTTTCTGTTCCAGAAATTTCGCTTTTACGTGAGCGGCATCGGCTGCGGTTTCGTTCATCCAGCGACTTATGCCGGTGGGGTCAAAGGTAGTCAGTGCTGAATGACGAAGGTCACTGATTTCCTGATTGGTTTCTTTCAGCTCATTTTTTAGTTCTTCAATGCTACCTATGGTTTCATTAGTATTGATGCCACCAACGCCTTTTTGCATGGTGACAAAAGTATCATGAGCGGCACTGCTCATTCCCTGAAGTTCTGCGGTAATGCCGTTATAGTGGCCAGCCATAACCCCGGCAATCGAAGTGGCATTTTCAAGGGCTTCGGCCTGCTGCTTCCCGGCTTTCTCTGCCGTATCTCCGGTGTCTTTTATGGCATCCCTGGTGTCTTTAGCCTCGGCCTTCAGGTCAGCCAATTTCTCCCGGCTGGCTTCGGTGGCCTGGTAATATTCCTCAGCGGATAAGGTTCCCTGAGAAAAGGCTTCAGCCAGCGCCACACCGAGGCTGGCTAATTCGGTGCGGGTTTCGGTAGTGTTAACCTGACTTATAGCATCCGCTGCATCTTTAAAATTCGCTTTAACCGCCTCGGCTGTCTCTGCGCTCGCCTCCTCAACTTTCTTCTGACCTTCAACCAATTCATCCGCGTAATTTTGCCAGAGCAGCTTATTGCTCTTGGTCATGGTCTTGACCGTATCGTTGGCCTTCTTTACCCCAGCCTCGCTGACTTCGGCAAAGCTATCGTATACCCCGGACAAGGCATCGGTAGCGTCTTTAGCATCCGCAACCGTCTGCCTGGCAAACTCCTTAGTCAAACCGCCGAGAAAATCGGTTGTCCCTTTCAGCTTTTCGGCAATGCCATCAAAGCCCAAGGCATCAGCCGTTTCCTGCCATACTCGAACAATGCCGTACATCATCCCGGTATAAGCGGTGGCAAAGCCCTTAACAACACCAGTGAATGTGTTGAAGAAAAACTTTACTGTGGAGCTGGTGAAATCAAAAGCAGTCCGCAGAGCCGCCATCGATTCTGTAATGCCTGAAAAGCCTGTTTGTATTTTGGCAACAAAGCTATCAATCGTTACCCCGGAGAAGGCATGCTTGATTGCCTCCCCCATAGAGAAAAGGATTCGCTGACCTTTTTAGCCAATTCAGACAGCTGGCCATTCTTACTCATCCGTTCAATTTGAGCAGCGATTCCTGCCAGGGTTTCTTTTGCGTATTTCAGGGCACCGCTCTTGGCGACCTCATCCTGAAACTGCTGCCAGCTGTCCTTCAGGTTACTGACATAACCAGACAGCAGACTCATGTTCTTTGCTGCAGCTCCTTCTGAGCTTTTACCTATTTCTTGAATAAGCCCTTTGATGGCATCCCGGCCAAGTTTTCCTGCGGAGGAGAGTTTTTGCAGCTCCTGCACATTCTTGCCGGTCACCTTTTCCAGCAGATCCCAAACGGGAACGCCCCGCTCCAGCAGCATCAATATTTCTTCGCCCTGAAGCTTTTGTTTTGCCCATGCTTTACCCAATCCAAGGGGAATACCATTCAGCCGCTCCATTCCTCCGCCGAGCTTTGATGCCTGGTCAATAATGGCTTGCATGGAGCCATCGGTAGGATCAAGACCAAATGCCTTTAACCGAACAAAAGCTTCAGAGACTTCTTCCAGCTGGAATGGTGTATTCCGAGTAAAATCCTTAATCCATTGCATCGCCTTTTCAGCTTCACCAGACGATCCGCTAATCGCCTCCATCTGAACGCCCAGGCGTTCAAACTGGTCACCTGTCGTGAGTACGCCCTCAATGGCTCGCTTTATGGCATAGAGACCAGCCCCAGCCGCTGCCAGCCCAATAAAACGCCGGGTAAGCCGACCAATGGATGTGCTTGCCGCATCGGCATCCCTGGCAGTCTTTTTCAGATTGCTATTGCGGAGGGTTCTGGCGGTACGCTTGGCACTTTCATCAGCCCGGCTAAATGCTTTCCGGGTCTCTTTGATCTGCCGCTCAAGCTTTGCCTGCTGGTCTTTCAGGTTCTTGGTAGACAAGCCAGCAGAGGTCATGGAACCCCGGAGCTTTGCCAACGCCTCACGCTGGCGACCATATTCGGTATTCGCCTTCTTTACTTCTCTGCGAGCCTTGGCAAGCGCCGCCTGCATGGCCTTGGTAGGCTTGCCTGTTTTGCCGATCTCTTTGGCAAGTTTGGCGACCTTTTCTTCGGCGCCACGAAAAGCACGACCAGCGTCTTGTGTTGCTTTTGCTTGTTTTTTGAAGGAGACCAACAGGTTCTGCTGGTTTTCGAGTCCCTTCAGCTGATCCTTAAGCTTCTTCGTCTCTTCCTTAAAGGCATCCAGGGAGGCAGAGGATTTTTTTACGTCCTTTGATAACAAGTCCTTCGCTTTCAAGACCAAGTGGATTGCTGATTCTTTGATAGCCAC